GAGCTGCATTTAGGGAAAGCATAGATGCTTGTGCATCAAAATAATCAGCAACGCTTGTACGGCAATAATAGTAATAATAGATTACTTCACGAAGAAGAGGAATCAATGTAAAGATCAATGTAATAGATACACCAATAATAGCAATAGCAGATGTACCAACTAAGTTCTTCACATTAACTTTTGTTACGCTTTGAAGTAAAGTTTTAAGTTTGCCACCTCGGCAAGAATTATTAAAAGCTTCTAAAGTACGAAGAGCTAAAAGATTTTTACTATCTTTAAGACCTGTACGATCAATAGAAACTTCAATAGATTTACTTCTTGGATCTACAATAAAATCAATAGTAGTAGAAATCAATAAGGAGGTTGCACTAATGATAGATAATACTGTTGTATTATATAGTACAATTGGTAGACTTGTGTTAGTCATAAATCCACGTTGGAATTCTATCTTAAGATCTTGTACATTTTCAACTGCTTCTAAGATTTCTTGAATTTCAGAAGTTGGTTGTTTATATTCATTGTAGATTTTTTTCATATCATCTAAGGATTCTAATACCATTTGGATATTATCTACTTTGGTAATATCACCTTTAGATGTAGGAATTGTACCAAAGTCAATATCTGTAACTTTAGCTTCAATTTTTTCATAAAGCTTATTAGTAATACCTAATAAGATTTCTTTTTGTTCGGATTCATTTACAACCCCTATAGTCATATAGGTTTCTTTATCTGTAAAATCCATAAACTTGGAGGCTTCAACGAATTCTTTTAATTGGTATGCCATTTATTATCGTCCTCCAGCTAGAATTTGAATCATTTGTTTATAATCAACTTTGTCTTCTTTTTTCAAAGATCCAAAGGAATAAAGTTCATATTCATCATCACCAGTATCAAAGATGAAACGAACGGATTCTGTAGAATCATCTACAACTGCAATTCCGATTAGATTATATTCATCTAAAAGTTGACGAGCAACACGGGAATCTAAAAGATCGATATCTTCATTTTTACGTAAGTATTCAACTTCATACATTGAAATTGCTAATGTAGTGATTGCAGTTGCATCATTACGAGAAGATAAAAGATGATTAAGTTTAGATGCAATAGATCTACGTTCTAGAACTTTCCAAAGTTTAGAAGTAGAACCGCGTCTAGTTGAAGAAATAGCATCGACTTTTGCCTTCTTAAGAGCAAAAATAAAATCACGCCAGAATTCAATTTCACCGCTTGTAGCTTTGATCAAATTATATAAGCTTAATTTATTTACTCGTTTAGATATTACATGATTAATGATATCCATAGAGTCAGCAGCATATAATTTAGTTTTGATACCGATGAATGCATTAGCATCAATAGGTTCACCAGTTGCAGTGGAAACAAATTTAATTTCAACTACAGTTGGTTGAAGTTCATTAGCTTTCTTCACATCATTATTACTCATTAATGTAGGGAAAGTCATTTTACCCGCAACCATAGGTTGTGGATCTTTAGTTGCTGTGACTGCAAATTTATCAGAATCATTTTTATTAGCTTCTTGAGCTAGGTGACGATTTCTAATTACTTGAGAACGATTAGCTTCAGTCAAAGCATTTAATGGTTTGCCAAATAGTCTTTCTCTTTTGTAAGACTCATGAACCATTTTTTCACCAAGTTTATCTCTGAAGTATAATGGATCTAAAGATGCTGCTTCAGTGGCAGTCAAATACCCATCAACGTCAAAAAAAGAATCCAAATCTAGATTTGTGTGAATATTACGTAAATGCTCAACAGCATCCTTCGAAGACGTAATAGACAATGCAGATAATAGCATTTGAGTTAAAGTTGTAAATTTGCGTTCTAATGCTCTAGTAACTAACTGTGCACTTTTAGGTTCAATAGAGCTAGAAGCAATGACCGGGAAGATCATAGTTAAGTCTTTATTTGAACGGGTAATAGATTTAATCGTAGGGTTCTTACGAGAAATAAATTTTCCAATTTCAGAATCCTGAGCGATATCTAAAACGTCCGTAATTAAATCCTTAAGGATCATTATAGGTACCTCCTTATTAATTTATATAAATTTAATCTTATGTTGAAGAGGCCAATTTACAAAAAAAAATAAAGCATGCAGGTATTTGTTATATAAAATAACTATTTGGAGTTTCTGAAATAGCTTCATGAAATTTCCAGGTTAAGTCTTTATCCTTTATACCATTAATACAAGCATTATAAAGATTAACGATTCTATCATAGTCAGACTTTCTAACAGTGTCAAATTCTTCCATTACATCATCACCAGAGACGATTGCAACTGTATAGATTTTGACAGCATTATCCGCAAGAGCTAACTCTTTTAGATCATTGTCATATAAGTGTATAGATTTAGTCATAATAACCCAGCCTTTAAATTGAAATGATTTAGAATAACAATAAGCTGGAAGTTTGGGTTATGATTATCATACACAAACATGCTTTATTTCACTATTATAATATACAATTACGATATTTATTCCCTTCTTCAACATAAGATTAATTTAAAATCCAGGAAAGGAGGACGCCAATTGTCTAATATCGTTAAAAACAATAATGACTTTGGTTTTACTGGTACTGGTGCCAAAGATGAAACTGGCAATACACATAAAGCAAAAAGTATAAATGTTTTAAATAGAGATACTCGGCCAATGATTGATGAATCTGGTTCTAATGATGGGCTTTTAAAATTTGTAAAAGCTAATGGATTAGGACTCGGTGCTGGTAGAGTAACACAATCTGAAAAATATACAAAGTTTGCAAGATATGAAAGACTTGATCCACAAAACTGGATGGGTATGACTAGAGAATATGTATTCTTTACAAAGCCCGATCTCCAAATTTTTAATGGTAACGTCTTAAATCCATCTATTGCAAATAATACATTATTTAGAGAAGCATATGATAGATATCATTCTGTATTAGAAAGCTTAAGTTGGTCTGTAAATACACATAATCCATTTGTAAATTTACTGTCCAATTATAAACGATCTAATGTAGATATTCCTGACATTTCTACATCTAACGATTATGAGACTTCTAAAAATATATTAGGATCTTCTCTTTTCTATAGAGGGACTTCTTATGAATCTGATGAGAATCATGAATTCTCTATTGAATTTGAAGATACAAAATATCTAGAAGTTTATATGTGGTTTAGACTATTTGATGAATATGAACGGATGAAGCATTATGGATTAGTTGACTTTGTTGATGATTCATATCTTGATTCTAAAGTTATTCACGATCAAATGAGTATGTATAAATTCATCGTCGGAGAAGATGGTGAATCTATAGTTTACTTTGCTAAATACTTTGGAGTATATCCAAAGATGGTTCCACGTAATACATTCTCTGATTTACCTGCAGATGGTAATATTAAATTTACAGTTCAGTTTAAAGCTTCATTTGTTGAGGATATGGATCCTAATATAATTGAGGACTTTAATGAAATAAGTAATTTAATCACTAAAGGTAATCCTAGACTTGGTGGATACTTACCAGAATTTGGTGGTTGGAGTGGTGAATATATGCATCGTCCATATATAGTAAAACCTAGTAACCAACAAACTGATATGAATCTAAATATGAATAAAAATCAAAATAATAGTGCATTCTATAAGGATGGTGGTACTACAGCATTAGCTGGATATAGTACTATTTTACCAAATAGAGGGTTCTATAAATTAAAATGGGAGGGATAGATTAAATGGCATCTGATGCAGTATCTGCTAATACAGTAGCTAGAAGTTATTCTGATACTGTTATAAATACAGTAAAGAATGATACAATGCTTAATGCCAATATATATGATATTAATCAGTATATTGAAAATATTAAAAAGAAATATATTAGCGAAGATGACCTTACTCTATCTATGGGCATCTTTGGTTATTTAGGAGATGTAAATTCTAATGCTCTTCAAAATGCCGTTTCTATGGCTGCAGAGTATTCTAATGAAGCTATTCCTATTAAAGCCAAGTTTGAAAAGAATGTAATTTCCCATGCATTATCTCTTGGTATAAATAAGATATATGCAGAGCCGTCTACTATGAGTGCTATGCTTATATTTTATGAAAATGAATTGATTCTTAATACAGTCAATGATACTTTTAGATTAGATAGAGAAGTAAAAATAATGGTTGGTGATTATGAATTCCATATTCCATATGATCTAATCATTAAACGTATTCTTCTTCCTACAGGTGATTATGTATATACAGGGATGTATGATACAACTCAAGTAAATCCAATAATCACTAGAAATTCAAAAGATGTGGACCCATATCTTAAACCAACTATTAAATCAGAAATTGATGGCCAACCAGTCATCATGTGTTTGGTTGAATTAAGACAATATGAGTTCTCTACAATTCATAAAACTATAGTTACATCTAACCCATTAGAATCTAAAATGATGCAATTTGAATTTGATAATCAATTAGCTGGATTCGATGTAGATGTAAAAGAATATGGTAATCCTGTTAGAAAATTGAAACCAATATATAATGGTTTGAATACTGATGGTGTTAATGATTTCTGTAATTATACTTTCATAGATTCTTCGACTATTCGTATTATGTTTGACAATGCTTCTTATTTGCCAACTGCTAATACTGAAGTAACTGTAAACTTATATACCAGTCAAGGATCTAAAGGTAATATCAAATATAAAGATACAATCTACTTCCGAGTTAACTCTTCTAATATTAACTATGATAGATTGAATCTATTGGTTGTACCAACAGGCGAAGCTCAATATGGTTTAGATAAAAAATCTATTTCAGATTTGAAGAAACTTATTCCTAAAGAAGCTTTAGCTCGTGGTAGTGTAACCAATAGCACCGATATCAATAATTACTTCAATACTATTGCAGATGAAGATAATAAAATCTTCTTCTTCAAGAAAATGGATAATCCATTAAGCCGTTTGTATTATGCATTCTTATTAATGGATACCACTACAAATATAATTCCGACTAACACTATTCCTGTAGAATGTATTAGACGTGACTTTGATAATATCTCTGATAGTAACTATATATTGACTGCTGGTAATTCTATCAAATATGATGGAAAGACCAATGCATCTGTAGTATATAATGCATCCAAGGATGAGTTAAAGAAAATTAGTAATGAATCTTTCTTATATATGAATCCTTTCATGTGTATTATAAATAAGAAACCTTTATATGTATCTTATTATTTGAATATCATGGACGTTAGCAAAATCTTAGAATTTACTTATGTAAATCAAGACTCTAAAGTTCAATTTATTACAAATAATATGAATTGGAAACGTAGCTATCTAACTAAACGTGATACTTACGTTTGTGATATCTCAATTCTTCAGAATATCCAATCTAATATTGGTATTATTCATAGAGATGATCCATACGATCCTAATAAGATTACTGGAGCAGATCTTAAAGTAATAGCAGTATTCTATTCTGATGATAAATATCAAGTTCCTTATAGATGGGCTGAAGCTAAATTTGTAAACTACGATGAATCTTCTTATAGTTTCGATTACAGATTTGAATTGAATACGGATAATAAGATTGATAAAAACGTACGTTTAAAAGTTAATGACGTCCATGAAATGAAAGCTGCCGCTGATAAATTCGAACCTGGGTATATGCTTAACAATATGCCAATGAAAATCTTTGTATATTGTAAGAATGTATTCGAATATGATGCTGGTAGAAATAAGACTGAGCAATATTTTGCTGATGGATTCTTAAATGGTTATAGTTTAACGAATGAATATACTGTTAAATATGGTATTGACTTCTTATATAACTACTCTGACTTAATTGAATCTGTAATTAAAATCAAGAAGCAAGATAATGGTCAAATTAGTTACTATATAGATCGGGTCCCAGTTATTGGATATGATTATGTAAATACTGAAGATAAAATTCAAAGCTTTATTAATGAACTAGAAAAGAAACGTATTCATATTCTAGATTGTTTAGAAGTTCTTGAAGATAGCTTTGGTATTGATATCAAGTTCTTTAATACATATGGCCCATCTAAAATCTTCTATATTGAAAATAGCGTTCCTATCAATCGAGTTAACTTATCACTTAAGTTCAAGATTAAGTTATTGACTGCAAGTGATAAATATATCATCGACTATATTAAGAATGATATTAGAAAATATATTGAAGATAAATCTAAGATTACCGATGTTCATATACCTAATATTATTACATACATCACTCAGAAATATGCTGATAGTATTACATATTTTGAATTCTTAGACTTTAATGGTTATGGACCTGGATACCAACATATTTATCGTAAAGATGAATCCATAGTTGGTAAGATTCCGGAGTTCTTAAACATTAACTCTACTAATACTGAGGATAATAAACTCGATATTAGTATAATTATCGCATAATTTAATCTTTATAGATTTATTAAGTGCAACAATTTAATAAATCTAGCCTAATATTGGCGAAATAGATAAATTTTAAAATTTATACTTAAAAGTATATACTTTAAGGAGGACAAATATTATGGCATTTTTTGACGGTCATAAAACTGAAGAAGTTACACTTGAAAACTCCGCACTTTATGAAAGTGAATTGGGTGCAGGTGCTCTTGTATTAGAATGCTTACAATTTGAAGCTGAATTATTCAAAGAAGCAGTAAGTGCTGACATTACTGAATATGGTATGGTTCAAGAAGGCGCTGATGTTACAGCTTTCGTTGAAGGTACTTTTGAAAACGTAAAAACTAAAGTTGTTGAATTCTTCCAAAAACTTTGGGCTAAAATCAAAGCTGTTTTCAATGGCTTCTATGCTAAAATTTCTGCTCGTTTGATGAGCGATAACAAAGCATTCTACAACAAATTTAAGAAAAAAGTTGAAGGTAAAAACTTAGCTGATTTGAAAATCAAATATGCTAAATTCAAAGGCTTTAACTTCAATCCTGGCGATGTTTCTACTTGGGTTACTGAAGCTAACGCTGAAAAGAATAGCGAAGAACTTAAAGTTGAAATGATTTCTAAAATCACTGGTGTTGCAGTTGATCGCTCCTCTGATATCAAAGCTAAAGTAATGGAAGATGCTTTCGGTGAAGAAACTGAAGTTGCTTACAATTCCGTTGCATCTGAAATCGTAACAGATATGGTTGGTGGCAAATGGTTAGATGATGCTAAAAAAGCAGAAAAAGAACTTAACAAAGCAGTAACTAAATCTATTGCTGATATCAAAAAAGCAAATAAAGAAACTAAAAACCTTACAACAATTACTGGTGCATATGCTTCTGTAGTTTCTACATTAGCTGGTCTTTCTGTAGCTGTTGCTAAGAAACGTGCTTCTCAAGCTCGTAAAGCATTTGCTAAAGCTGTTGCTTTCCATGAAGGTGCAGAATTTGATGCAGATCTTATTGCTGTTGAAGCAGATGGCTTAATGTAATTTTAGGAGGTATATTATAATGGCATTTTTTGTTGAATCTACTAAACCTGAAACAGTAGTGGAAATGGAATCCGTTATTGTTGATGACTATACTAACTTTGACGAACTAGCTCTTGAAGCTTGTGCTGAAGTTGAACGTATGGACAATATGATCATGGAAGGTCTAGGTCGTTATGAATTAGATCGTATTCATGAAGGTGTAGCTGCTGAAGAAATCTATACTGAAGGCGCATTGGCTACAATTAAAGATAAAATCGCTAAAATCTTCACATTCGTAAAGAACTGGGTTAAAGCTCTTTTCAATAAATTCACTGCATGGATCAACTCCTATGTACGTGGTGATAAAGCATTCTTATCTAAATACCGTAAACAAATCTCTGACAATATTCAATACTTGAATACTGAATTGACTTATAAATTACCATGCTCCAAAGAAATCTTCTTAGGCGTTGCTGATACTAGCAATACTTTCTATAATAAATATGAAGTTGATGGTACATTCAAAGCCGTAGACAAAGATTCCTTGGAAAAAGCTCGTGAAAGTGCTAAAGAAAACATGGAAAAATTGAATGAAGACATTTTCGAAGGTGAAGAAATCACTGGTGCTTGGATCAAATCCAATATCAATGGTATCATCAAAGTAATCGAAATGGATGCTTCTAAAGTTAAAAACCTTGGCTCTACATATGTTAAAGCTATTGAAACTTTGGAAAAAGCAGCATTGACTGGTCTTAAAGAAGATACAGATGGTGCTACTATCGCCGGTGTAAAATCCATGGCTAAAATCAAAACTCAACAAATCTCTAGCATTTGCAGCAAACATTGCCAATTGGTTAAGAAATGTAAATCTGCAGCTCGTCGTATGGCTACTAAATGTATTAATGCTAAAGCATTGCCTAAATACGAAAGTGCATTTGAACATTCTGACCTAGATGCTTACATCAATTTATAATAAATAATATTGAGGAGAGGGATTAAGATTCCTCTCCTCTTATTGTATTTTTTAGGAGGCTAATAAATGGAAAGTAATTTAAAAGCTTTCTCATTCGATAACCTTTTATTAGAAAAGATTGATTCCAATAAACTAGCATACATTCAAGGAAGTACTGCTTGTTATACTGGAGTATCTGACTTATTTAAAGGTATCAAACGAGCTCATATGAATGAGTCTCGTATTCTTTATAAAAACTTATTAGAATGCGATAATATAGTTGATGCTAAAAAAGTATATGATAAATTCTTTGATGCAATGGTAAAAATTAATATATTTTATCATAAAAACTATAATGCAACTATTAACTATAAAGAAAAAGATCATATTAGATATTTTGATAAATATCAAAGTGTTATCCGTGATCTACTAGCTGATGTAGATTCTAAAGATATAACTCAACGTCTTGGTGAACGTACAGTAGTTGAATATAAAATTGATAAAAAACTTCCTAATATTAAAAATATTCTATTTAATATCTTTAAGATGGTTGGTGGAAACTTCTATGAGCTTAATAAAGAAGAAACAACAAAAATTCTAACAATCATTTCTAATAATTATACCGATATTTTAGATAGATTAAAAGAAGAAATTTGTGGTAGTGATGATATTACTAAAATAGCAGACTTATTTATTGATGGTGATAAAACTATATTGATGTCTAAAGATGTACTTAATGATCAATTTACATATCTTGAGAATTACGGAATCGACTTCAAATCACTCTTTACTGAAGCTAATAATGTAAGTGATGAATTCACTTCTATTTTAAAACTAATTCAACGATATAAATCTTCCACAAAGATTAAATTAGATAATGCTTTACAAATTAGTAAAATCGAGAAATTAGTTATTTCTCTTATTAATGAAGTAATGTCTTTCCATTATCTAGTATTTACATCTAAAGCTAATGCTATAATGGGGCGTGCACGTCAAGCTCAAGGAATCTTAGCAGAATTTGTTGATGCATTCACAGAATCTGTTGAAGTCAAAGAAGCTGCTATTGAAGAGCTAAAATCTAAAGACATCGATAAAGGTCTTCTTAGCCGTGAAGAATTGAATAATTCTATCGTTGAATTAAAACATGATGAATTGCTTGCAGATTGCTGCATGAAAGAAGCAATGATTCTCGCCGAAGGTGTAAATGTAGAGGAACGTATCCAAACTTTACATGAAGGTGTGTTTAGTAAGACAATTGAATTCATTAAGAAAATTCGCGAATTCGTTGTTAACTTATTCAATAAAGTAATTGCTTGGTTTGATAAATTTATTAAGAATAATCAAGATTATATTAATAAATACAAAGATATCATTGCTAAACCAACAGCTGGCTTTACAACTGTAAGCTTTGAAGACTATGATAAAGGGTTAGAACGTATCCGCAGTGGTAATACAATAGATCTTGGTGATATCACTAAGGTTAATGCATCTACTGATATTGATTCTGCAATCTTTGATCTTCGTAAGAAATTGAATCCTGAATTTACCGATGCTAATGGTGATTGGAAAGAAGCATGTAATGGTTATTTCGTTGGTGGTGCTAACTCTAAACGAGATAAAACTCCTAATGATATTGATGTGCAAGCTCTTGCTAATACCGTTCTTAATATCCCTAATGATATTAATAATATCAAAAAGGATATGACTACGATGCAACAAGCATTCAAATCTATTGAAACTGCATTAAATTCTGCATCTACTCGTGCTAGCCAAATTGAAGCTCAAAATAATCAACAAGGCCAACCTACGGGTGAAAGTGCACTTCTTTATTTGAATGAAGACGTATTTAATGAATTAGATATGGATACATCCAATGCCGGTGCTCCAGGTAGTGCAGCTCAATCTCAATCTAAGATTGCTAATTCTGGTAATAACGTAGCTAATGATATTAATAGTAATGGCACTTCTACTAGTAAAGATTTTGCAGCAATGCAAAAATTTGCTAATAAATTGGCTTCTACTATTAGTACTTACTACCAATGCAAGTACCAAATGGCAGAACGTATTATGTCTGATTATATGAAAATTATTAAAGTTCACGTATCTGCATATGTAAACGCTAATAATAACAATAATCAAAATAATAACAAATAAAAAATATCCCCATAGGAGTTGAACTCCTATGGGGGTTTATTTTCTTAATTGTTTCCTTTAGGAATCTTAGCAAAGTTCATACTAGTATTACTTGTAAACTTTTCACCATAATTGGTATAAACTTCTACTTTAGATAATAATAAATATTCACCAGTATCATCTTTATGATCATCTTTATTATTAATAATATATCTCATATTAATATTGAATAAAGAGTTGTCCAACTGTTGTTTGTTTATCGTTAAATATGTAGATTTTAATTCTAATGCATGCTTAAAGTTCTTGATTAAGCCCATATTATCATTAGGGATTCTTATTAATTTGCGTTTTCCCAAGTCCTCTGCTACATTGACCAGATCTAATGCAACATCGACCATAGATTCACCATTTGAACCCATTTTAGATAAATCACTAAAGCTATTTATTGTAGTAGCACCGCTTTGATATAATGAACTTAGACTGCTTTGTAAAGCACCATAAGATTCTACCACTTTATTAGCAGCTTGCTTAGCATCTTTTACTGCAGTCTTAGTTGTATCTTGTAAAGATTTTACATAAGTATTTGCGCCTTCAAGAATTTGTTTAGAGAAGTCTTTAGGAATAGTTTGAGCAGAAGTTTTGATCATACTAGATAATGATTTACCAACATTGTTATTTACTTTTAAACTATTATCCATAACTTCGGTAAAGTTGCCAATAGTCTTAGCCTTATCAGTACTGAAATCTAAGTTGTCTTTTAATTCTTTAAAATGAGATTTCAATGATCTTAAATCTAAATCAAAAGTTCTTTTTATTTCATGAGTTATTTCATCATATTCTAAAACAAAGGTCATAGTATCTGGGGCGTCTTTTAAAGTATCTACAAGGAATTTATTATTTCCTATATATTTACCATACTCTTCATTAAACTTAACCATACTCTTAGTATGATGCTCACGAGATTCATCCTTTTTAGGTTGAATATTTTTAACTTGATCTAGCATTTCAGATGTATTATCAGTAAAGTTGATTGGATCAATTCCTCCAACCAAAGATTTAAAGTTTTCTAGATGATAGATTTGCCCAGTATACTTTTGTTTAAACTTATTAAAAGTATCTTCTGAACCTTCTACGGTAGTTCTACTAATAGTACTCATATCCATACTATTAGTTATTAACCCTCTGAGGAAATTCTTAATATTAAGATTACTATCAACTACAGTCTTACCATCGGCTCCACCTAAGATTCTTTTTTTACCTTCACCAATAACTTCTTCAGGCAAGGATCTTAGTAAAGTTTCAGCTTGAGACGCTACACTATCAACTGTAGATTTAACAGATGTAGCTTGTTCTACTATTTGATTAAAATGCCCTTTGATATCATAAGTGGTTCTATGAATATTCTTTACAATATTACGAACTCCGGCTGTAGTTTTCTTAATATTGTCAATGGTATTCATAATATTTTGATACGTGCCTAGTATACCACCAAATCCTTTAGATTTACTCATGTAATCTTGTTGGATAGTTTTAGATGCATCTATTACTGCAGTAAAGCCATTTAGTTCTTTATTAAGTACATTATCTTTACCATACTTAATATCAGTTGTTGGGACGTCAATTATATAAGATTTAGATTCACCATCATCTTTAAATCCTTCTAGTAAAGATTCATTAGATCCTAACTCGGCTAAATTAAATTTAACTGTTTCATATTTATCTAGTGTTCTCAGAGTAGCCTTGCCAGCCTTAGATACGAGATATGTATTCTCGAAATCCATGAAAAATCTATACCCTGTGTTATAGAATACTCGCACAGTATTTAAATAGTCTAGAGTCTTAGAAATAGACTCTTTTGGCGGGATAATAAGCTGACTAACAGTTTCTGTTTCAGTAAATGGTTCTACTAAAAGAGGAACTCCAATATTTAATAAATCTACAACTATATCCTGCATAGAAGAATTATAAATAGTTGCATTATTTGGATGAAGATTGGAATCTACTAAAGATTTAGAAATAAGACCAATTTTAAGATACCTATATACATCTTCTCTGGTGTCTTCTTTATCATCAGTTTTCATATAATCTAATGATTTACCTTTATTGGTGTCATCATCGGTAAGATAACTGAATTCTTCAGTAAAGTATAATTCATTTACTGCAGATTCATTGTCTGCTTGAATCTTGTATGCAGTTAAGATGAAAGTATTTTCTTCCATCTTAGTGATAATATCATCTGCTAAGTTTTTATCTAGTACTAAATTCATAGTACAGATAGGCATATTATATTTATCATACTCTTTATATATAGTAAGAGATTTTATATTATTTTGATCTATCTGAGTGATTTTGCCATCAGACTTATTCTTATATTTTAGATCAAATGTATATTCATATTTAAGCTGAGCCATTTAATCACCTCAATAAATATCAGCATTTATAAGTTATCTCAATGTTCAGATTAAGGACTTTTATTGTAATTTGAAAAAAAAACAAGTATATATTATATACGTGATAAGAGTATATTAATTTATTTATTTGGAGGTATTTTAAAATGATTAAAGCAATGCAGAGTAGAGCAAACAAAAAGGCCATCATTACAAATCTAGATGGATATGAATCTGAAATAATTGATAATATGGTTCGTCTTATTAAAGTTAATACTAAATGTAATGATGATCATGGAATTTGGTACAAGGCCGAATATGAAAATGGTAGCGGTATAAAATTTAAATATAGTGATGTATACTTAAATGAATGGGACCAACTTAAGACTGTAGAATTCAAGTATCAAGCTACCGATAAATACAAAACTATAAATCTACATAGATTTACTGATAGTGATATTAAAATTATCAGTCAATCTATAATATCTTATAAATTATCTATGTCTAATGATTATGCGTATTTATATAGATGTGTAGAATTTGATATTAAGGTTAAAGCAAAATATACTGTAAAAATTATAGCTAAAATTCTTATGGATAAAATAGCTAAACCTAATGAATTTACAAATTTAGCTATAGAAATTCGTAATATAAATCGTGTAGATCCACATGCGTTCATCCATAGTGAATTTGCCATAGAGGATGATAGTATCAGTACTAACGTAGATGATATAACACTATCTACTAGATGTATTTCTACTGGACTTATTGTTAATATGAAAAGCGCATTAAGTCAATATTACAAAAAATTAGGAAAATAGTTTAAAAGAAAGAGGTATCTAAATGGAATATAAAAATAAAATAATTCCTACAAAGGTTCTACTTAGTCTTGATGGTAGTGAATCGTTTATTATTAGAATACTAAAAGATCGGATTATGAGTGATCCAATTAAATTCGGATGTGCATCATTTTCCGATTCAGGTGGTAAAAAATATAGAATTGTAGATGATAATAAAATAAATAAAACAGATGTATTAAAATCTATAGAATTTATTTATTATCGAGATGAGCATTCTCCGGAGTTCTTTGAATTGAATAATTTCAATACTGATAGAATTAAGATTAAAGATCCTGTAGATGTATCGTATAAGTTAGTTCTTTTTGGAGATAAAGGAGTTATATATCTACATAAGATAGTTGAGTTCTTTATTTTGGTAAATGACGTTTACACAATTAAAATTATTGGAGTTATCGGCATTGGTAAACATAAGACAAATGTAGATATTAGCAATCTTTTTAATAAGATCACTAGCGTGATACTTGCTGATAGATATGCCTTTATCGGGCATAAATTTAAAATAAACGATAATTATATTAGTATGGGAATTGATTATGCTCCCGGATATGATATTGATAAAGGGTGTACTGAATTGGTAGGGTTATTAGAGGATGCATTAGAAAAATACTATGCTCCTTTAAGAAAGTTAGAAAAATAAGGAGAAAATTAAAATGGAAAACACAAAGGCGAAAGCAATATTAAGTCTATCAGGCTATGAGTTCAAAATCATTGAACTCTTAAAAAGAGCAATTAAAGATAATAAAATTAACGCAGAATTGGAAGATGGAAATGTTATTAAAGTATCAGTTAGAAAGGCTATTGACAGTGATCTAAATTTAAATAGTGTTACTATAAAATTCAATAAAACTGGGAAAGAGCAATTAAGATTTTTCCCACTTGGACAGATTGCCTATTTAAGTGATAGTTTAGAATTGCTTCAATGTAATTCTAATTCTGTTTATTTTACAATATCTGGTAAAATGGATGGAAAGGTTACATTAAACCGTCACATTGTTTTTGATATTAAAGTTAACGAATATAACTTAACTTTAGATGCCAATATAATTCTATTGGAATATTCTGATAGAAAAATGGAATTTGTAAAAATGTTCAATACAATTAATAGTATTAGAATGCTAGATAGTGAGGCATTTGATGATACTGGATTTGAATTTGCGAATACTTATGCTCGTATTAAACTACGAGATGTTGAATCATCTAAAATTAAAATTGCTGATAGTTATAAATATTATTTAGATAAGCTAAATTCGGCTCTCTATTGTTATTATGAAACATTAAAAGATGGTATTAAAGGAGAATAAAAATGAATAATGAATTAATTTTAAAATCTACAGGTAAAGAATTTCATATTGTAAATGAATTACTTAAATTTATTAAGTATTCGGATTGTGTCTTTATTAGTAAATCTAACCCATTGATTTATAAAATGGGTGATGATTCTATTATGATGACTACTGATAGCGAGCACGAAGTAGTTCTTGATGAAAGAATAAAAGATGTTATAGCTATTACAGATATTTACGAGCCAAAAAATGAAACAGAGCTCGATATAAGCGTTGGGATTGTACGCTTATATCGAACTTATGAATTTAAAATAAGCCTAGGTGGGGTTTATTCATATACGATTAAGGGTAAATTTAAAATCAAAGAATCTAAACCTATGAAAGACGTAGGTTTAGATCACATCCGCGAGGTCTATGAGAAGATTGAAAGCATCAATCTCATAGACCCTAAAGTATTTAAAAGTGACCAATATTCATTTAATGATTACAAATTTACAATTTTAAATGATGCCACTGGAGTTGCAAACTTAAATAACATTAAACCTATTGTAAAAATGTTTGATGATATTATTAATAATTTTTATAAAAAGGGTATGACCAAAGTCAGCCCTAAAGACTCGGATAAATAAAAAAATAAATATGCCCATGGAGTTTAACTCCATGGGCCATTTTATTATTATTTTTTTTTTATAAATAGCAACCGTTTTGAGCTGCAATTTCTTTAACACGATTGCGAAGCCAATTGCCACCAGTAGTATGAATACCATCAGTAGTACGAATATGACATTCTGGAACTAAGATATCTAAGTCCCATTTTTCACATACATCATCATATAAGTCTTGTCTAGCTAAGCATCGTTCACCATGAGTATAAACCTTATTTAAAGGAATACCCCAAGTAACACAGCAAAGATAGATAGCATATGCTAATGCATCTAATTGTAGATAATTTACAGGTTCTGGTCCTTCTACGTAAGTAGAGTATCCAGTATATCCATCGCCAATAAGTTGACTATCTTTATTAGAGCATACTGCAATACCAAAATTGCCAGTATTTTCCATATAGCTATGAGCACCCTTTTCATCAAAATTTAACATTTGATGATATTGGGCACCGCCATCAATACAAAGATGATAATCATTAAATAATACAGTATTATCAACACCAGTCCAATGAGCAGTAATCATTCTATTACTATGACCTTGGGATTTTACAACTTCAAATAGTTCTTCTTTACTCAAAGACATTAGTTTGCCTCCTTTATGGTTAAATAAAAATTACTTATTTTATTGTAGCATCATAATCTATCCAAATCAAGAGGATTAGATCTAAAGTATTTTTCATTTAATAATTTAACCATATCAGGATCTTGTAGATTTACATCCCAAGACTTATCTGCATAATATTCAGATTGTTTATATAACTCAGATTGATATACAATATCAATAGCTCTATATCTATTCCAAATTAATTCAAATTCATCTTGACTAATTGAAGTGGATAGGATGCTTCTAAGTAACTCTTTATCTGAAATATAAGTATTAGGTAATTGACCTTCAGCTATCAGTTTAACCAATAATTTAACTGTCGAAGATACATTTAAGATTGAATGTAAATCTCTGCTAGTATATCTAGTTAATGCCATGAATAAACCAAGCATCTTTGGAGATATAATAGATGCCGAATCAATAGTTCTATCAGATAATTTTAATGATTTTAAATATTCCATCATACCATTCATTTGATCAATGATTGTATAATTTATCATACCATTAACCCATCTATGTTTAAATACAACTGTTTGAGTTTGAGTTAATACTGGAATGATAAATTGTAATTGGCTTGTTGATAAAATTATATTAGGATCATAGTTTCCTTTAAAATATTGATCTTGTATTTGGGTATAAATTATAGTTGCAGTCTCAAATGGAGCTTGAATATAATACACATCAGGAATATACTTACATAATTCTTTTAGAATTGCACAATTCTGAAGCATAAATGTAGTAATCATTTCAGCTAATACCATTTTCTCAGTATTAGTATGATTATACTCTGGATAGAAATGCTCACTTCTAGTCATAGGGCCAGAAGTCTGAATGATAAATATTCTAGCATGTACTCCATAATATTTTTTATAGAAAGCTCTATAGTGACTACATAGATTAACTATAGTTGCAGCTACAGAAGATCTATCTCCTACTGCAATATCATTACGGTACATCTTTCTAAATATTTGATACAAATCTATATAAATATTGACTGAAGTTGCATCACTATTAGCAAATGCTAAATTAGTCATTTCTCCTAAAGTTTCATATTTTATATAATTTGCAATAATTATACTTTCAGCATTTAATAAATGCTTAGCTTGATAGCTTCTTCGTTCCATTTAACTATTCCCACAGTTCTTACAATGAATTGCTCTATTTAATTTAGCAAAGCATTCATCACAAATACCACTAAACATAATCTTCGATGGATGTCCTTGAGATTTACCACAGAAAACACAATGGAATGGTAGTTTTTCTGCTTTAGCTATACGCTCTAAGCAACTATCACATGCCATGATCTTCATATCTCTAACATCACGCTGTTCAATCTTATGACAGAATTGACATTCAAAATCCCAATGATCTACAAACTTAGGAGATTCATTTTTAAATACACAAGTTTCATAGATACACCTACCATTATCATTTCTATAAACACATGTAGTTCGTTCACATGGCTCAAACTGTTCATAAGGTGGCTGTGTTCTATTTTTTATCTCTTCTTGATTGTCCGGTGTAAATCCCGCCATTTCTTATCAATCCCTTCTTTTCTTTTTGATTCAGCTAATGCCATAAGATTTTTAGCCAAAATACTTGTTCTTTCAATCTCTGGCCGAATAGCAGCTGCAAATTCTTCTACACAATTATTAACTAATGTAAGATCAAATTTAGCATTCATAATATCTTACCTCCTTCTTAAGATTATAATATATAATCCTCTAGGATTTAAACTTATTGAAATCAAAATATGTAACTTTAGATGTATCCATGTCTTTAGTTTCCATACGTTTAATAGTATTAGTATATTGACTTCTATTATAAAGCATATTCATATACTTAAGATGAACTTCTACTCTAGGTTTAATAGAATAATACTTTCTAACAGTACCGTCTACTACAAGAGTATCATCCAACCATATATTAGAGTTAAACATATCAGAATATTTCTTTCCAATATTATCCCAGTCAGGTTTATTAGTTGGTCTAATTAAACCAATTTCTGCTAGGAATATATCAGTTGTATTGAAAGAATTTGGAGTCTTAACGAATGCATTGAATTCTACATCACATGGGGTATATAATAATTCTTGCACTTGATTTAATTCACCAGAATCTAATAGTCTGCGCATATACATATTATCTTCTTTACCAGTAATAGAATATACGTGGACAAATTGTGAGTTAGCCATAGCCATATTAGCTAAATTATATCTATTTACTATTCTAAATCTAGGACGTGGAGATCCTTCAGGTTCTTCAAATAGTACTACCTTTATATCAAGGAAATCTAAAGTATTCATCATTAGATTTCTTTTTTCTAAAATTTCTTGCTGTTTCTTAGGAGTGATATTATATTTATCATACATCCACTCCAATCTATCTTGAAAGTTTTCTGGAATTTCTCCATACTTTTCTTCATATTCATAGAATTTCTGTTTTCTATTTTTCATATATTCACCTCGACAAATAAAACGAGTTAAGGTATCTAGTACCTTAACTCAATGTTTTATTTATACTAGTTTTTACCAAATACACGGTTAGTGATAAGGTTTGCAACGTAGTTGTTGACTCTCGTCGAAATATTATATGGTAAGTTAGCTGCGGCTTGTTCTTTAAGAGCAGCATACAATCTAACTGTACGAGAAATGTCAGGTTCATTGATGTTTACGCCAGCTATATTAGCTAGATAAGTCATTAACCCAACATTGCCAAATGCATTACCTGGTCCACCTAAGATAGTTTCATTAGAGATTGTCAATTTACTATATAAATCACGAATATCTAATGATACATCTACTGTTGTAGGAAGACCATCGATAGTCCATCCACCTTCAGATCCTTTTTGGACTGACATGGAAAGAAGTCCCATATCTACATTAAAGAATCCACGATAGAATGCTCTGACTAGGAATGGAGATACATAGCCATTTGGAGATACTTGTCTTGGTGCACATAATGCAATTAGATGCATTAAAGGTACACCAATATTTATGAACCAAGATCTCCGATCATAGTCAGGAGATACTAATTTCATATTAACCGAATAGCTAGTAGAATAAGAAGAATCTGCCCATAATTCAGGGAATTCTAATTTACCGCCAGCAAATACAGTTCTAGTACCATTCATGATCATACCCATGAATCCAGACATAGTTCCAGTGCCAGCATTCTTTGTCATGGCATCGACATTAGGTGCTGCACCATTAAGTCCTTTACTCATGAATACATCAACATCAAGTCCACTAATACCAGTAAGGAATTGAACTTCCCTACCAACATCGGACATGCCGTTTAATTTATCAGCAAGAATACTCTTAGTAGATTCATTACCAAAGCTTTCAGAAATTTGAGTTTCTGAATTTAGATAGAATCCTACACCACCATAATATGAATAGTTATGGGCAAGTGCATTATTAGATCTTTCGAACCAGTTTATAGTTCGAATAGTCTGACCTTGATATTTTTGGTCACTAATACCTAAGAAAATAGATAGTGCAGTACACATACTGTTTACGTATCTATAATATTCTTCAGCTTCGAATTGAAGAGTATAATAACGCATCTCTTCATTTTTTTTACCTTTGATATCATTAACTCCAAAAGCAGATCCAAATAGATTGCCAAGTATAGACTTTCTCTTTTCATCACTATATCCAGCCATGAAATCTGGTATACCAGGAGTTAAAACTAATAATGGCATTTTAGATAATATCTTTTCATAATATTTTCTACCGTAATTTGTATTGCCATTATTTTTTATTCTATTATCAGCAAGAGACATCCATTGATATGGAAGACCCATAACTGTACTTAATTCATTAATAGAGAATTTTAATCCTCTAGTGGTATTTCTTACAAAGTCACTATTATTAGCTCCCTTTGTAATAGTAGCATAAAGTTTATTCGCTCTATCTGATGCAGCTTTAATTGCAGATTCATAAGTTTTTTTATCAATCCCAACTGCACCATAGAAAGTATCAGTTAGAGTTTCAACTAAACTTTTAGGTTGGGGAGGTTTCTTAGCTTCCAATTTAGCTTTAGCTACAGTTTTTGCAGCATCAAGTTTTAATGTTTTATTATCATTATTGGTTCCAGCATTTCCACCTAATCCAGATTTTGCTCCAGCAAATGGATCTCTAACCTCACTCCAAGAGCCACCTTTTTTACCGTCAATAATACCTAAAGTTGGATTAGTATAGTTTACATTAACATCATCTACAAATATTTTAGGATTATCAAAGGGATTAGCCACTTTAAAATATTTATCCAGGGGTAGTGCAGCTCCCCCTGTTAATTTCCCAAGTCTACTGTATCTTCACTAAAGTTAGGATCATCGCTATGAGAAATAAGTTTTAAATCTTTAGTCCAAACCCAAGTTTGAATGCCTTTTGGATAACCAAGAAGAGCTAATTGATGAGAAGAATCGAATAAACAAAGACGATGAATCTTTGGTTCATATTCTTGTTCAGGTAATGGACGATTATATGCATCTAAAGCACCTTTACGAAGCATAACTAAGTCATTATGTTTAGCAGTCTTAGGATCTAGAGATGGATAATCTTCGAATTCCATACATTCTTCAAAGTATTTATAAGTACCACGCATAGATTGGAATCTAACGTAGCCTTTTTCAAATTTAATCCAGATATGATCTACTGGAGTTGGATCACTACCATCGGCATGGAAAAGCAAACCTGGCATTACGTATTCAGCATGTACCACTTGTCCTTTACGAACAACAGATATTGCTTGAGCATAATCATCAGGAGCTTTACGTACATAGATAGGACCTTTAATACATTTATATTTTTTATCATAAACCATTAAGCCCATAATATTGCCTCCATTAAATAATTTATATTAGTATTATTTGGATGTTGTGGGACCCTAAATATTTGGGTCCCATTTAACTCCCATAATATCTTTTACATGTCTATCTAATTCAATTAATACTTTATTGATACCACCAACAATCAATACTGACGATACCATACGAGCATTAACTGATCCGACAGGTAAGAAACTATGAATCTTTTCTTCTGGACGATATTCAGATGTAGGTTCTTCTCCTTTAGGGAAGATTTCTTTTACTACACCTTTTAATGCAGAAAAGTATACTAGCTTATCACCAACAGACATAGAATCTTTATATTTAATATAGAATTCTACCAATACTTTACCTTCTGCATGTTTTAATTTACCAATAGCTGGTAATACGCCAGAGGTGCCATACTGACTTCCATCTATACCTATTTTAGCCAACTTAGATTTCATCTTTTCAACTGGTGTGTCGAATTTAGATACAAACTTAGCTAAAGATTTAGACATTTCTGATTTATCTACAGTGGAGTATACTTTAATATCTTGAAGTACGCCGGTTACTTTAGATTTAATTAAAATTTTACCTAAATCATTTACTAAATCTTTAGAATCAGAATTCTTTTCAACCATCTTAGCAATGATATCTGTAGCATCTTGATCTTCAAATGAAGATCTATATGACATGATAGTTTGGCCTTCTTGTAACTTGGTTCCAATATCCAAACATTCAATGTCAATATCTTTAGCATCTAATAAAGTATCTACTTGAAGTACAATTTCAGATGCCATCTTTTCAGATAGATCATGAGAAATAATAGCACTATCTTCAAAGCCTTTTTCTGTATGCATAATAGCAATCTTAGTTAAAGTACCAATATTATAAGCTAAGTTACCTTCGCCTACAGTGTCAGAATAACTGGATTTATCATATGCCACAATATCTCCAGCTTTTACTTTATCTCCAACTTTATAGTTTTTACTTGGATCGAGTTTAATAGTGATAAAGAAACCGCCATCGGAGTTCTTTTCAACTTTTTCTCTAAGATCTACAAATTCACGTATATTATCATCATTCTTAAGAATAATATAATCATCAGTGACTTCTTCTACTATAGAATTAGATTTAGCTTTATGAGCAAATGTATCAGATGTTAAATATGGTAATGCTTGGTCAGCACCGTTAGTAACTAATAGTGGATCTTGTTTAGTTGTACGCATACCATGTTTAGAAGTCTGAATAAATGTCATTGCTGTACGGAATGGGTCATCATGGGTAGTACCAAATGGAGTTAATGCCTCAGTAATAGATAGAGTGGATGCATCGGACATCTTATCTAATTCATTACCAGATTTAATATAACCCTTAGTACTAGTAATGCCCATATTAATTGTAGCCTGACGGTTAATACCTACAGTACTGGAGAAACCAGTAGACATAGATAATTTATTAAGCATAGACTTATCATATGTACGTTTATCTAAGCTATAGCTTCTATCAGAGTTCATACCAGATAATCCTTTAAAGGTTACTGTATTTGCAGACTCTAATTCCAATAGTGGAGATAACTTAGATAGATCACTAGTTGTAACATCTGCTAAAGCCATATCAATGACTGCAGATTGTTTCATAGTCATCTTAGCATCTTTACGATTATTCTTAATTTCTCGTAAATATTCACCATAAGAAGTTGCTAAAGATTTATATAAGAAATGAACAAGACGTTCATTAGTTCTAAATCTGTTGCCAGTGATATCTACATGGCGATTATATTTATTGGTGGTTAATAAAGAACTTGCATATGCTAATGCTTCCAAATATGTAGTCGGAAGTTTATAAGTCTTACAAACTTCAACTGTGATTGGGTCCATCATTAAGTTAGCAAATGAATCTAAACCATCTGCTCTATTACGGCTACCAAATTCTTCAAGCATATCTAACCACATAGCTTTTCTATCAATATCGGTAACTGAATAATCTTCTGTAGGAAGAATCATCAATCCATTAAATAATAGAGAGGATTCATCGTAGTTATTATCATGATCGAAGAATTTCATAAATCCATCATTAAATTTAACGTAAGTTTTAGTATCTGTTGGTCTCTTTTCACTGAATTCGTATCTGGTTCCAGCTACTTCTAAAGCTTTAGTTAAACCAGCAGTATATGCCATAACTACAATAAGAGGAATCTTACCATTCAAGATACTTGCTTGAGAGTAAGTTAATCGTTTGCCTGGTTTATCATATTTTCGGATCAATGGAGCTAATTGAGTACACATGAAAGCTATAGATTTAGCTACATTATTATTCTCAACCATTATAGGCTCATTATTTCCAGTGATACCAATAGTTAGTTTGGTTTCATCTACTTTAATTTTCTTTTCGATAAGTTTATCTCTAAGCTCATCTTGGTTAAAGTAAATTACACCACCAGATTTGAATGTAATCTTATTGAAGAATTTGGCTAATTCTACATATTCCATTGGCAATTCATACTTAGTACAAATCTTAGCATTATTGCCAGTTTGGATTTTAACTATCTTATCATAGATATTTTCTTTTTCATAATCGTTATACAGTTCTTTAGGTTCCCCATTTTCGATAAAATAATTCAATGCTTTGATTAGATTATCTACATTGGAGTTTAGTTTACCAGCTTGACCATAGCGAGTAATAAAAATTTTATTATAGTTAGAAACAACTTGAACTGTATCTTCATCAGTCTTAATGATAGGAAGATTTACAAGTTGCCCAGGAACTACTTTATCGTTACCACGTAAACGTAAGAAACGATTATTGATTATCTTAGGCATATCAAACTTAATAGTATGACGTTTGCCTAAAGAGTCTTCAAAATGAACTGTATATGTAATGATAGCATCCTCAGAAGTAGATCTATCTTCTTGAGTCACATCTATTACAGACATTGGAACGTCTTTATTTTTTGAGAAAGAATAAATACATTGCATAATATCCGCATCAATATTATAATCTTTTTCAAAGTTTGGTTTCTTAAGATCTTTCCACTCGTCATCTATACTTTCAACATGTTTAGTTAGATCAGTAGATTCTAGTGGTCTATCTTCTATCTTAACCAATTCACTAATTGGGGTATTATTCAATCTTTCTCTTAAAAATTTATCATTAAGAGAATCTAAACGTGCTTTACGTGTTGCAGAAATCTTGAATGTATCATCTTCATCATCTACAGCTTGAAGAATTAATTCTTTAATTCTAGTAGATTGATCTATTTCTTTTTCTGCTTCTTCTTTAGAAATATTCCAAGATACAACTTTATCAACTTCTGAAGAAATCTTATCAGCTGTAGATTTTCTATCTTCAGCTTTAACTTTTTTAATTTCATCTTCTGTTGGTTCAGCTTGTTTACCAGATAAAGATTTAATTAAAGTAGTATTTTGAGCATCTTGTGCTCCTTTAACATCTAAGTTATTTACTTCGATATTAGTATCACGTTCAATTTTATCAATAACTACAGTTTTGATATCATCTTTATCTTCAGGTACGTTATCTTCAACTGGTTCATTTCGATGCATCTTAATAATATTAGCTTTGAATAAATTCAAATTCTTATTATCAAGATCTTCTAATCGTAATTTAAACCAACCAAAGTTATTCATAAAAATAAAATCAATTCCAAATAGATTAGACAAAGATTCTTTTGGCTTCTTAAATAATCTATGAATCATCGTAATTGGATTAACAAATTTTTGATGATTAAATAGCATTGTTGAAGGAATATCTTGACACCAATCATTTACTGGAACGATTACTGTTTTTCGTTTATAAGATTTATATTCAGGATTATTAATAAATCTACTGAATAGAGCATACATCAAATCTATACCTCTATCTTGAGTATATTTATTATTATTCAAGAATAAGTTATGATAATAAGAATTATCTATAAATAAATTTCTATTATTATACTTCTCAATCTTAGGATAGAAGAATTTAATATTAGGATTATTAGATTTAACAAAATCTCTAATCTTCTTGAGTTCAGAAGCTGTCTTGATTCGTTCTTTAAATAGGATTTGTTTCAATCTACTATTTATCATACTTTCAGGAGTAGCTTCATTGAAGAAAAATAAATTATCCGAATCTTGATAATAAGATTCGGTTATCATTGGGTGACCACTTACTACAGAAGAAGAAAATGGCTCCTCAATATCCATTGATTCGTTTTTAATAATTCCATTCTTTAGAGAATAAAATACTTTCCATTCCATATAGTATGAATTAAACATATTTAAGTTTTCCATCATACCAGAATTCATAACTCTAAGAGAGGATTCTATAGTTGGAGTCAATAAGAAAATTGCACTCCCAAAGCGTTTATTTTGTTTCACAAATGGTGTGAAAAAATGGGTTTTAAGTAGTCTAAAAGGTCGCACCTTATCTACGTTTATAGGCATCTTTAACCCTCCTTTATATTAATCTATTGTTGAAGAAATAGATGTTGATATTCTAATCAGTGCTAACATCATAATAGTAGATATATCGAAATTAAATGAAAACTTTTTAACAAGGTCGAGAAGTAATAGAAGATATAGTGAGTGTATGATGGTATTAGACGTATTTACCACTCTTATACATCTTTTAACTCTCAATAAATAGCGTTCTAACAGAACTATCATTATACTCAACTATAATCATTAATGGTTTGGGCCTTAGCTTATTAAGTGGGGTGTTAGGATACTATCTACAGAAATCTTGATGAGGTATAATTAAGAAAAACTTTTTTAACTATTTTTAATCATAAAACTGTTACTATAAAAAATATATGTTAAGACCAAAAAAACTACTCTCTTCTTAATTATACCAGCGCAAATAGCCTATAGGTCTTCACGATCTATAGGCTATTTTTTTATTTAAATAATACAGCTGATACATTTAAGTAATCTATTTAGACAGTTTGAGGTATAAATATGACTACTAAAGTAAAAAATAAAGATTCAAACAATGATAGTAAACATGATTTCATTTTAGAACTGTCTAGAATGACTCATAAAGAAATTAATGATTTAATTAAATCAAAAGGTAAGCCACCTAAATTGGTGGAAGCCATTATCCATTTAGATGAATGGGTTGATTAAGTTAAAGAACGTCTTTTGACGTCTTTATATATAATTATTTAAGGAGGATTCCGTTATGGAAAAAGTGGTTGACCTAATTAAAGAGGTTAAAGAGAATTTGACTCATGCTTCTTCTTCTCATAAAGATGAAGTACGTGTTATGCGAGCATTCTTAAACGATACTACTTATGAAGTTGGAGTATATGATAAAACTGGTAAAGTTGGTACAGTAGCTCCAGCTAAAGAATTCCGTAGTATCATTACAAATGCTATCGTTGCTACAACTAAAATTAGTAAAGATGAAGCCGAAGGTCTAGTTTCTACTTATGAAGCTAAAAAATCTGATGCGGAAAGTATGATTGCGATCTCTAAAGAGTTCTTAAATACATACTTGCAGACTAACCGTAAAATTAGTCTTGGTGGACGAGAAAAATCGAATGTATCTTTCATTAAGAAAGAAATCAAAGCATCTACTCGAACTTATCCTAAACAAGTTGGTGTTGATGCGGCTGGCAAACCTGTTTATGAAAAAGCAGAGATCAAAGTTAGCCCTTATGATTCTATTAAGGTATCTAGTCCATGCCCAACATGGATTAAAAAATAATTAGAGCTGAACTATAAAGTAATTTCTTATATTTTTTGGTTAGTATAAGAAGTTATACCGTTCACTCAAAGATAATATATTCATCACCACCCATAGGAGTTTAACTCCTATGGGTATATTATCTTTTAAAAAACTTGTTACATATAGGTAGTATGAGCTTGACTCACTCATACTGTGATTCATATATATTTTCCTTATAATTTTTCTAGTTTTTCATTTTTTATTTTAACTCCTGTTTTGAATATTAAATACTTACTCCCGATGTCCCCCAAGGCTCTGCACAACGGCCTTGGGGGATATTTCCCTTTTGTACTATTTTTAGTACTAACATTTTAGTGTAGGATTATTTTACTCAATCTTCTTACAGCACACCTTCTTTCTGTTACAAATATAGTGTGAGAATGTACAACCCTGAAAAAATTGAAAAGCATATATTTTAGCCCAAGGATCCTAGATGATCCTTGGGCGATATATGTCTTAAAATTGAACATATTGATAATTTGAAAGAAAGGAGGATCCAATATTGGGGCTCAAGATTACAAATTATCTTAAGAATTTAGGTAAGTCAGTTAAGTATGCTGCTACCGAAGATTTCAAGAATAAATATGAAAATCTATATGAGACTGTGGCTGCTCCTAGCGGTGTCGCTAGAGATACAGTGAAAGCTATAGTTAATTATAAGCAAACTATAAGACAAGCACAAGATTATCTTCGTAAATCTACAATTTACGATGTATCTAATACAGCTTTTAAGAATGCTAAAGCCGATCTAAAATCCGGTAAATTTTATAACATGGATCGGGCCAATAAAGTTTTTGGTTTTGATGATGATTTTGACTGGAACTTTGATGGCGATGATGATTTTGAATCTAGCGGTTCCGAATCTTCCAATATGACATTTGGGGAAAAAGCTATCACTTCCTCTATAGATGCTTCATCTAGAGCAAGTGCAACTCAAATCTCCAACTCAGTATTTGATGCAGCCAAATATCAAGCCGAGGTTGCTAAACAAAATACTTCGTTCATGTTTGTACAACAAGAACGGTTATTTGGTAATCTTAATAATAGTATTACTAGTCTTCATGGTACTCTTGGGGACATGCAAAATTTCTTAACAGGGCCTTTGCATGCTCATATTAATAACTCAACCAAGTTCTATGAAGAATCTACTAAATATCAACGTGAAAATAATGCCATTCTAAAAGAACTCTTGGATATGGAACGTATACGTTTCAAAGAAGAGGACGAAGATAGAAAGGCCAATAAACGTAGACTTGACCGTAAACTTCGCACTGATATAACAGATATCGTTAGTGGTGGGGTAATGGACTGGTCTTCTTACTTTAAACAAGTAGGAAAGAATATTGCTAACCAGGGGGATGAACTTGCTCTTGGGATGATTAGTAAAGAGATGATGATGACCTTTGCTATGAATCCATTAGAAATGATCCCTTCAATGCTTGTATCTCAAATGATGGGTAAACCATTAGAGAAAGCAATCAAAAGCTTTAATAAAACTTTAGGAAGCGTTTTCAATCAAGTTAATGCAGACTTAAAGAAATCTGGTAGAGATTCGGACAGTCCATTTGCCAGTCTGTTAGCTGATATTTTTGGTGTTGATATTGCTAGTAAGAGTAAGATAGATACTTCTGTCTATAATAAAGGTAGAGTTCCATTTGACGGTATTACTAGAAAAGCTATTATAGAAACCATCCCTGGTCATTTATCTCGTATCGAAGCATTACTAGGTGGAGAAGAGAGATCGTATGATTACCAGGCTGGTAAATTTGTTTCTCGTAAAGAAATTAATAAGATTCATGAGGATACAAATAAAACCTATAGAAATATAGGTACCTCGGACTACAAGAATAAGTTAAATAATAACGTAGATTCTATGGCTAAGTCCTTAGGATTAAGTAGATCTGAAATTAAACGTATAAAAGAAGATATAGTAGAACGTGCAGTTCAGTATGCTTGGGAAAATGGTGGATCCATGGATGGATTCAGTGAGATTTTCTATGGTAATGATGCTAAGTTCGCTAGGGCTTTAGTTAAACGTACAGATAAACGAGGATTAGCTTCTGATGTTGCATATAGTAAACGTCGTGAAGCTGAGGAATATAATAAGCTTTCTAAAGATGGCACCTCTATTCTATTACAAAAATTCAATGGTTCTAATAAATCTATAATACACAATAATAGTGCCAATATGCAAACTGCATTTGGTAAAAATGGTGTATTCCAAAATATGCTTACTGAATTATACTTAATCCGTACTGGTGGAATTCGTAATAAAGGTAAGCAAATTAGTAAAGGGCAGCTTCCTGATTATATTGACTTTAATTCTGTTAGAGATGTAACTGTAATTAAAGAAAAGAAACAGGTTGCACAGGCTGCCGCTGATGCTAAGAAAGAATCTGGAAGAACTTTAGATGATTTTGATGAAAGTACATTAGATAATTTAGCAACTACTAGTAGTCCAAATGGTAAATTTGATAGTGTTACTAGAGCAAAAGGTCTTAAAGGTAAAGCTAAAGCATTTAAAGCTAACTGGAGTGATATTTGGAGAAATCCAAGATTATTCTTAGCTGAAAGTGTGGCTGCTGTTGATAGAAGTGTTTATAGTTTCTTCTTTGACCATGATAATGGTGAAAAAGACTCTGAAGGTAGACCTATAACTGGGTTCTATGATAAAATGGCTTTTGAACTCAAGAATACATTTACTCAATTTAGGGACTGGATGAAAACTAACGTCTATGAACCTATGAAAGCTTTGGGTAGAAATGCTTGGGGTAAAGTTAAAGATTTCGGAACTAATTATGCAGGTGAATGGCTTAAGAGTGGTAAACGTGCATTTATGAGTGCAGGCGGATCTACACTTAGTCGTATTATTAATTCCTTTGCAGATGGATCATTAGCTGTACCAGAAACTGGTTTAACAACTATCTCTAAAGGCGAGTTAATTATTCCAGCCGATCAAAATCCATTTAACCCAGATAGACTTAATGCTAATAGATCTAAAGCTAGAGCAGATGAACGCAGCTTTAAAGCTAAATTATTTAACTCCATTATGTCTCATGCTGATGGTGGTAATAGTTTAGATGATATTGCTGCAGCTTATCGTAGAACTACTAATGCTGCTAATAGATCTAAAGTAGGTAATGCTGTATATAATACACTTCCACCTCAAGTTCAAAAATTCCTCGACTCTGATGATAAAACTGGAGTTGTAGCTGGATTATTGAACTATGCTATTTCTTCTCTTGGTGGAAAAGTTGATGGTATAAATTCTAAAGAGTTAGCAGAAACTGCTAAGGGTGCAACAAGTCAAGCATTTAATACTGGACTTGATAAACTTAAAGAATACTCTAAAGGATTAAATCCTGATACTGCTAAATCTTTAACTAATGATATTGAAAAATTAAGAAAAGATTCTGCTGGAGTTGCTGGTCGTACTGCATTCAGTGGTACTGCAGGTTTGCTTACTGGTGGGATGCTATTCGGACCTACTGGTATATTAGCAGGTGCTGCTTTAGGTAGTGCCGCTAATCTTATTAGAGAATCCGAGACTGCTAAGAATTTCTTATTCGGTAAAGAATTAGAAGATGGCTCTAGAGCTGGTGGTTTAATTTCTCGTAAACAACAAGCTTTAGTTAAGAAATATTATCCTTCTCTTATGAAGGGCACTGTTGCATCTTTCCTTCCTAGTTTATTATTAGGCTTTGGTCCTGTCGGTGCTTTAGCAATGGGTGGAGCATTCTCCATTGCTCAAAATAATAGATGGGCTAATGAAAAGATATTTGGTAGAAAATACTACGATAAAGATGGTAAAGAAATCGGACGTCGTGGTGGACTATTTGGTCCTAAAGTTCAAGCTTATATTAAGAAATCTATGCCTAAAATTGGCGGCTTCTCTGCTGCTACAGTTTTATTAGATCCTACTGGTATGGGCTTAGTTGGGAACCTTGCTCTTGGTGCTGGTTTAGGAATGCTTTCATCTAGTGAAACTTTCCAAAACTTAATCTTAGGTAAGAAAGGTGAAGATGGTAAACGTAAAGGTGGGGTAGCTGGTGCTATTAAATCTGGAGTTATTAGACCATTACAATCCTTCGGTAGAACTTTAAAAGATGACTTCTTTGGATTTATGAATGAAAACTTATTCTCTCCTTTGAAGATGTCTGCTAAGATATTTGGACAAAGTTTAATCAATACTGGTAAGTCTATGAAGTATACTATTTCTAATACTTTAGAACGTATACTAGGTGGACCTTTCAGTATGATGCTAGGTAAACGCTTTGCTGATTATATCCTTAAACCATTTGGTAATAAAATCTCTGGATTTACTAACTTCGTTGGAGGTATTGGTAAATTTGTCGGTGGTGGATTTATCAGAGGTATTGGTGGCGGTTTAAACAAGCTCAATAATCGTGCAAATAGATCTATGATTATGCAAGGTAGAGCAGGTCACTTAAGTGCAGCTCAACGTCTTGAAATTATGGGCGATGAAAATTATGCATTTAGAGATCGTGATGAAATGCTCAAGAATGCAAGCTTTAAAGATCTATCACAATTAGAAGAAAGCTTATCTGTATTCCAAAGTCAATTTAGTATTGGTGGTGGAGATACTAGAAAAGCAGTTAAAGGCTTAGAAAATGCCATCAAAGATAAATTATCTGTAAGTCAAGTAAGACAAATTACTAAATTTGCAGTGGCTAATGATACTCGTGGAGCAATGAGCTATATTGAAGGATTAGACTATGATAGTTCTACTAAGACTAAATTAGTTCAAGCTTTCAATAAAGAACTTCCACGTATTCAAAGTGCATTAGGTAAGAAGAAATATACTTCTAAAGAATTAGCTAAAGCTAAATCTCATCTTGCTAAATATAATATAGATCCTACAGATAGACATTCTTTGGGATTTGCATTATCTCAAGTTAAAGGTGAACGTGACAGAGCCGAAGTTGCAGAAATGTTAACTAAAGGCAATGCTGCTAAATTTAGTTCTCAAGAAGCTGCTGCTACTGCAGAAGGCTTAACTAAGACTAATGATATTCTTATTCAAATCCGTGATAATTTAATTAAAGCTAATGGTGGAGAAATCCCTAAGGATGAAAAAGCCAAAACTATAATTAGAGGATTCAAAGGTAAATCAACACGCTGGACTGATTCTAATGGCGTTACTCATTATAGAGCTACTGATGGAAGTGATAATGAGGAAGATAATGAATCTAGATCAGATCGTAAACGTGATGAATCTAATAAGGATAAGAAACAAGAAGGATTCTTTAGTAAAATCTTCAGTAAACTTGGAATCGGTAAAAAAGATGACAAGAAAGATGGAGATCGTAGCTCTAAAGGATTACTCGGTAAAGTTGCAGATGGTCTATTTAGTAATATAGGAACTATTGCATCTATGGGTGCAGGTTTAGCTATATTAGGACCTATGCTTCCTGCTATTAGTAAAGCAGTAGGTGATTTATTACCTTCTATTGGAAAAATGATGACTGACACAGTTTTACCTGCTCTCGGAGATCTTCTTTGGGGTGGTTTAAAATCTGGTGCTAGTAGTATCATTGATTACATTATGGGTAATAAAACAGTAGTAGATGAAGATGGTAATGAAACTACAGTTGATGATCCAGAAGCTAGTGGTAATTTATTAACACGAGCTGGTACTGGATTGGCTGCTGGTTATATTGCTACAAAATTAATTCCTGGTGGTAGCCTAATCCGCGGTGGCGTTAAGTTAGCCGGTAAAGGTATAGGTAAAGGAGTTAAGACTGTTTGGAATGCTATAAATGGTTCAGAAAAAGTTGCAGCTGGTGCTAAAGCTGCTGGCTCTTACTTAAAAGGAGCTAGAGGTAAGAAAGTAGCAGATGCAGCTAAGAATGCTGAAAAGACTTTATCTAAAACTAAGATGCTAGAAAAAGCATCTTCTAGTAATAAAGGTATAATTGAGTCTATTTCTAAGAAAATGAAATCTGGATTCGATTCTTTGAAGAGTGTACATGAAGCTGGTTTAAAATCCTTATCGGGTGCAGCTCATGGTGCTAGTGAAAAGATGGGTAAAGGTTTCCAATTCCTTAAGAAATTAGTAGCTGGTGGTTTAGAATCTATAGCTGAACACGTTCCTATCCTTAAGGGTAAGAGTGCTGGTACTATGGCTAAGGTTGCTGAATCTATTCTAAATGGTATTAAACGATCCCCTAAAGCATTAGCTAAGATTGGTGCTAAAGTTGCTGCTGCTGCAGGTTTGACTGCTGCTACAGCTGGTTTGGGCGCTATTGCTATTGCTGTATGGACAGGTGTTGATTTAGCTGCTTCTGTAGCAAATGGTAGAACTAGATGGTATAATATTGCTGGTGTATTAGCTGACGAAGAAGTCGATGATGACGTTAAATGGTTAGCTGCATTATGTAATGGTATCGATAGTCTATTATTTGACGTTCTAGGTGGACAATTCTACTTTGATTTATTATGTGGATTATTTGATATTGATCTAAGTCAACAAAAAGCGAGAGCTATTTCTGAAATAGATAAATACAATCAATCTCAAGATAAACCATCTGGTGCTCCTAGTTCTGTATCTTCTGTAGAAGAATATAATGAAAAAGTTCTTGGTAAATCATTCGGTCAATCTGTAAAAGATTTCTTCTTTGGTAAATCTGGTAAAGGCAAAGATGCTGATCCAACAAAGAAAGATAATAAAAATGATTCTAAGAATGGCCCTACTTTATGGGATAGTGCTAAGAATAAAATTTCTAGTATGATGAATAGTGCTAAGAATTTTGTTAGCAATAACTACGAATGGGCTAAGAATACAGCGTCTAATGCTATTAATAATGCAGAAGACTTTTTAGGTACAAGTGAAATTGGCGGACGTATTTACAAAGCCGTTAAAGGTAAGGATTATCAACCAAATAATCCTAACTATGGTAAAGGTAAATACTTCAAACAAACTGATCCTAAATATGCTGGTGTTAAATTTAATCAATATGGAGATAGCATAACTCAAACTATTGGAGATTCTGGCTGTGGTCCAGTTGCAGGTGCCAATGCTCTCAGAGCCCTTGGTGCAGGTTCAATTAATCCAGTAGAAGCTTCTCAATTTGCATTAAATAATGGATTCAAAGGTAAAGACACAGGTGTTGCTCCTTCATTCTTTAATAGCTATGCTGCATCACATGGTGCTACATCATATCAAACTGATGCTGCTGGTACTATTAGAAGTTTAATGAATGGTAATCCTGTGGTATTACAAGGTGAATCTACAACTGGTTCTACTTCTAGTACACATCCATTTGGTGGTTATCCTCACTATGTAACTGCAACTGGATATGATCCAAGAAGTGGTAAAGTTACAATTCAAGATCCTGAATCAAATTCCAATAATACTAAATATAATTTAATGAGTGTATTGAAAAATACAATCTCTGCAAATGCATTTGGTAGAGGTAAAGGCCCAAGATTCGGACGTGGTAATAACGCTCAACAAATCTGGACTTGGTTGATCAATAAAGGATTTAGTACTCAAGCAGCTTCCGCTATCATGGGTTCAATGCAACAAGAATCTAGCTTCAATCCAGAAGCAAGCCAAGGTGGCGGTGGTATTCAAGCTTCTATTGCTGGCGGCGAAGGTGGTAATGGTTACGGCTTATGTCAATGGACTGGTAGTCGTACTCAAGCATTATTAGACTTTGCTGGGGATAGAGCTAATACTGTAGAAGGACAATTAGAATTTATGGTTAGTGAAATGAGTGCTAGAGGTACATTAGATGCATTTAAAAATGCTTCTACTCTAGATCAAGCACTAGCTGTAATGAAAGATTATGAAGGATACGGTGACGTTGGTAGCCGTGAAGAATATGCTAGAGGTATATTCCAAAGCAATGGTAATAACTTAGCTTCTATTATGACAACTCAAGGTGGTAATGGTGTAGCTAAACCTTCAATCTTCGGTTCCTTATTTAAGCAATTTGATAATATTAGAAATAGCTATGGCGGAATGATCGATAATATGATTATGGGTAATCCATTCATGAAAAATGCTATGTCTATGCTAGGTTTAGATGGTGGCAGTAGTAGTGGATCATCTGGTGGCCCTGTTGGCAATGGTGATCTATCTAAAGCATCTAAATGGGCACAATCTATGGTTGGTCAAGAAGGTTTTGGTAATAATGGGTGTACTACATTCGTTAACAAATATCTTGAACAAGCTGGAGAAAATCAAATTAACTATTACGTTCCTACTGCTGAGTCTGATGCTCATAATAATACACCTTATGCTTTCAAGCCTGCAAATATGGGTGGTAAACAAGGTGATGTAGTATTACTTAATACTTTAACATCTGATCCTGAAGCTGACCATGTAGTAATTGCAGATGGTAAAGGTGGTTATTGGGGCAACTCTTCTAGTCAAAATCTTATTGTCCATGGTAATATTGCTAATGACTTTGGTGCAGATAACATCAATGGTTATATTGCCACAGGCGGAGATGGTAATGGTAACGTACCTTCTGGTGCAGCTACTCGTAGTCAAAAGGAAATACTTGGAGATTCTAGCTTGGATTATGGTATGGGTAAACATGCTATATATGGTAGAGCTAAAGGTGTTCCTCAAGAAGTACAAGCTGTAATTGAAGGTAATAGTAAAGTTATCGACTTCAATAAGAATGCTGCTAAAGCACAAGTTAAATATGGTAAAGGTACTGAATCTGACAATAGTCTTGAAATTCAATATCTTGCTGCAATTTATGAAGAACTTACTAAGATCACTGGTAATACTTCTGGTATTAACGGAATGGTTGCTTCTCAAGCTCAAACTGAGCAAAAAGTTAACACTGTACAAGCTGGATTACAAGAATCAATTGCTGGTATAGGTAATTATCTAAACAAGAAAATTGAAGATGTATCTGATAATGTGCACGGTCAACTTAATAAAGTAACTAAACATGTATCTGGTAGCACAATAAATAAATTACAATATTTAGCATCTAAATAAAATATATCCCCTAGGATCATAGAAATCCTAGGGGAATTTTATTTGTTTCATGTAAAAAAATACACAACTAACAACCATGTAATAAAATTATGTATGAGGGAAGTAGGCATGATAAGACCTAGCACCCGACCTTTGGCACAATTGGCGAAACTCCCGCCATAAGACTTGCTGGTAATGCGTTCAAACGGACACGTTTGTTCCCTAAAAGCCCCAGAGTCTCCTGTCAAGGATATGCCGAATAAGGCAAAAGCCCCGGCTTTTTCGTCCTTATTTTGCGTCCTTGATGGGGGGGAGGGGGGCAAATTATGAAATAATAATTATATAGCCTTCTATGAGACGAGCGGAGTGCGGACGAGAGACGAGGAAAATAGAAGGCTATATAAATAATATATTTGATATCATTATAGTTCGTGAGAAAGTACCGTCTTTTTACAAAAGACTATATTTGATTATCAATTAAAGTTATATATTATAATTC